CCATATGCAGCTTGGGCGTCTTCACCAGACGCTTCATCCGATTGCCGTGCCAGGGGGACAATTCGTCCAGCAGGAAGATTCTCGACAACAGCGTCAGGTATTCGCGAATGGTCTGACGGCTGATCTGAAATGGAGCCGCCAACTCGGAGACATTCATCAGACACGCGGTCTGCCCCGCGGCCAGCGCCAGCAGGCGCGGCAGCGCGTCCAGGGCGCTGATACGCGCCAGGTCACGGATATCGCGCTGAATCAGGGTGTCACCATAATCCCGATACCAGGCGGTACGGCGGCGCTGGTTGGCACGCGCCAAGGCCGCCGGAAAACCGCCGCCGACCACCCGCTCGGAAAGGGCCTTGCCCAGGCGGCGCCCGGACGGCCCCGCCTTTAAACCTGCGGCGAATAACCGGCCCAGAAAATCAGGCGTTTTTCGCTCCACCTCCGCCTGCGAAAAGGGATGGAGCCGGAGAATCTCCATCCGGCCGGCAAGCGAATCCGCAAGCTTTGGCACCAGCAGCACATTGGCAGACCCCGTCAGGATAAACCGGCCAGGTTTCCGCCGGGTATCCACGGCTGCCTTGAGCGATGTAAACAGCTCCGGGACCCGCTGTACCTCGTCCAGCACCGCCCGTTCCGGCAGATCGGCCACGTAGCCGACCGGATCCGCTTGTGCCGCCGCCCGCTGCACATCGTCATCAAAGGTGAAGTAGACAAACCCCCAATCATCCCCCACCAGTCGGGCCAGCGTGGTCTTGCCGCACTGCCGCGGGCCGTGGATCAGCACCACCGGGGAATCCGCGAGGGCCTCCTCAATGCGCGGGCGCAGAAAACGGGGATGCAAGGTCTCTTGACTCATGACGGCTACCCGTAACAGACAATCCGTCTGATTGCAAGTTTTTTATCGTCCAATTGTCAACACACTTCCGTCTACCTGTCGATATGACTGAAACATCATGCCGCCGCCCCCCCGTTTATCAGCCTAAGCAGGAGGAGGTCGCGGGCTTTGGCAAGTTGATTAGACTGTTGCACGAGTATGGCAATCTGCTGAAAAAAGGGGTAAACGGTCTCATCGAATTGCTCTCGAACAACCGGCTTGGGGAGATCGACGACAAACTCGTCAAAGCATGCAATCTGAACTCTTTGTCGGCCCGAGGCGCCGATCATACTCTTAATGGCTGTTTCGCGGAACGTGGGCGTTCTTGCAAGGCAGTAGGTGAAAAATGGGCTGACAAGGCGACCCCGCAGAACGATGAATTCCGTCGAGCCACAAGCGATCTCATCTGCCCCAAGGAAGTTCACAAAGCCGGTCTTGCCATTCTCAAGGCAAGGTGTGATTCGGGCGAGAAGAACATCTCCATTTCGGTAGCGAACGGACGTTGATGTCGTCCGCACCTCTGATTCGGTTAGGTCGATGGTCATATCCGTAGTCGATAGTCCAGCCATCGGAACATAGCGAATCGGAGCCCCACTTTCTCCGTCGGATTAATCGCGATTACTTCAGGAACGTACTTCCTCACCCACCCCTCCGGCACGCCGTCGATGATTCGAGTGTGTTCGTGGCCGGGGAAACGAAGGTGGACGAACCATTCCTTGTAGAGCAGCCGCGCCGCCGCTCCAGCAACTGAATCCGCCTCCGGTTGTTCTCGATCAGGTCGTCGTAGGCGGAGAGGACGGAGGCGATGGCTGTTTGTTCACTTAGGTCGTCCGGCACTTCGACCTTGCGACCGTGCAGGTCATTTCGATTGATACCCGGAACTGCCGCCTTGTCGCTCTGTGTTCCATTTAATATCCACTTTAAGAAATAGGACACGAATCGACGATGGTTGCCTTTGAAGTCTTGGACGTATAAAGCAGTATTGAGCGGCCAGAAAGGTTCGTCGATGTAAAACACCTCACCCAATGTGCCGTATCGACCTGTTACAACACCAGGGCCATCTACCTTTGCCTCCTTGTGTGTGCCAGTAATGCCAGAAGAAGACACAACAGGGATCTCTCCGGGAACCCGAGCATATTCAGGCAGGTCATAACCTCTCTTCAGGGTGAGGAAGTCGCCGAGTTGAACTATAGTTCGTTTCATACCCCCAGCTCCTTAAAGTTCCTTCTGATCGTTGCGGCCAGTTGCACCGCCTCGGCTTCCAGGCCCTCCAGTACGGCAATGGTGTAGCGGGGCGCGGCACAAATAACAAAACAGCCTTTTCCACAATTATTCATACCACATCCTCCAATATCCTGGCGATTTGCTCGGGGCTGGGAAGCTGGCCCTTGAGCGCCTTGGGCAACCGCTTGACGATCCGATAGGTGGCCACCCCGATGGGCTTGCCGGCGGGGTTCAGGGCATATTCGACGATGGTACGCTTCTTCTCCTTGCAGAGGATGATGCCGATGGCCGGGTTCTCGCCATCCTCACGCACCTGCCGGTCCAGGGCGGTGAGGTGGAACTGCATCTTGCCGACGAACTCGGGCTCGAACTCGCCGATCTTGAGTTCAATAGCCACCAGGCACTTAAGCCTGCGATGGAACAGCAGGAGGTCAATGAAATACTCCCTGCCTTCTACCTCCAGCCGGAACTGGCTACCCACAAACGCGAACATGCCGCCCATGGCGCGGAGAAAATCCTCGATGCGACCGATCAAGGCGCGCTCCAACTCACGCTCCGAGTGCTTTTCACCCAATTCCAGGAAATCGAAAGTGTATTCATCCCGGACGGCGAGCTTGGCCTGAGCGCGCAATTCCGGGGTCAGCGTCTTGTCGAAATTGGTCTGGCCCAAAAGGCTTTTTTCATAGCTCTGGTTCTCTACCTAGTGGATGAGCACGTTCTTCGACCAGCCGAACTTGCGGGTCATACGCAGGTAGAATTCCCGTTCGAGCGGATTGTCGCATCGCTCCAGAATGACCAGGTTGTGACTCCAGGCGATTTCTCGCACCAGCAGTGCGAGTTTTTCGGAGGTGCGGTAAGTTTCGAAAAAAGCTTTCATCCGCCAGAGATTGGAAGCGGAAAATCCGCTTACCCCCGGAAACTCCCGTCGCAAATCTCCAGCCAGTTTTTGGACGATTGCCTGCCCCCAGGTTTCACCCGCCTGGCGTTCGACGATGATCCGCCCGATGTCCCAATACAGACCAATCAGTTGCCTGTTGACCGTCCGCAGGGCGGCATGCTGGGCCTTGCGGATGCGCTCCTTGATCTCCGCGAAGGTCGAGGCGTAGATTGCGGGAATGCCGCTCTCCGCCGGTCTCGCCAAGCCGGATGTCTTCCTGTTTCCCGTCATACCCCCAACTCCTCGAAATTCTTCTTGATCGTCGCGGCCAGTTGCACCGCCTCGGCGTTCAGGTCCTCCAGTTCCACATGGATGTCGCGCAGGGTCTCTTCGAAATCGAAATCCTCATCCTCTTCCTCGGGGGCGACTCCGACACAGCGGCCGGGAGTGAGACTCCAGTCGCTGGCCTCGATCTCGGCCCGGTCCACCAGCTTGACCAGTCCTTCCACATCGCGGAGTTCGGCGTCGGGGAAACGTTCGGTGAGCCAGTGGGCCTGCTTCCAGAAGTAGCGGACCTGCTTGAGCTGTTCCACGGCCAAGGCGCGTGCTTCATCGGCGGTCTTGCGGGCGCGGGTGATTTCGCGGTTGGCCCAGGCGGCGCTGTCGCGTGCGCCGCATTCCCTTTCGCAGGTTTCGATGAAACGGCAGGCGAGCTTGTAGAGCAGGTCGGCCTGCTTGACCAGATCGCGACTCATTTGGGCGAGCGGCGAGAGCCGGTCCACGGCCTTTTTCAACTCGCCGTTGGTCGTCTTCTGTTTTTCCCATGCCGTCTGCTGTTCGGTGACGGTCTTCCGGAACGCATCCACGTCCGCCTTGAACATCGGGACGGCGTCATCCAGTTCCTTGAGCGCCCCGGCGTGGGCCGCGTCATTGGCCAGGGTCTTGAGGAACGGCTCGACGGCGTCGCGCAGCGTTGCCAGCGAGGTGATGAAATCGGGCAGCGGTCCGACCGTGTCACCGTTGTCGTCATGAGTCGTCAAACAGGCCGCGCCTTCGGCCAGCATGCGCCGGCAATAACCGGCAACGAGGTCGAGATAGCGTTGGAACTCACCCCGGTAGAGCCAGACGACGGACAGGATGTTCTGCTCCTGCTCGGGCGAAAAATCGTAAATCTTGCGGGTGACCTTGCGGTAGATGTTGCGCGCGTCGATCATCAACACCTTGTCGCGGTGCGCCTGGGGCTTGGCGCGATTGAGGAACCAGAGCTCGCAGGGAACGGTGCGTGTGTAAAAGAAGTTGGAGCGTATGGCGATCATGATATCCACGTCGCCGGTCTCCACCAGCTTCCGGCGGACCTTGGCTTCATCCCGTCCGGCGCTGGAAGCCTGGGAGGACATAACGAACCCCGCCCGGCCCCGTTCGTTCAGGTAACTGTAGAAATAGCTGATCCAGACGTAGTTGCCGTTACCGACCTTGCCCTTCTTGTTGACGCCGGGCAGGCCGAAGGGCAGGCGCGGGTCGCTCTTGACCTTGTCGGCGTCAATCTCGTCCACGTTGAAGGGCGGATTGGCCATGACGAAGTCGGACTTGCGCAGCAACTCGTGCGGGTCTTCGTAGTAGGTGATCGATCTCTGGATGTCTCCTTCGAGGCCGTGCACCGCGAGGTTCATCCTGGCCAGGCGGATAGTGGTGGCGTTCTTTTCCAGGCCGTAGAAGGTGAGCTTCTCGGTGGGATTCTCGTGTCTCCGCTCGACCACCCGGGCACTCTGCACAAACATTCCGCCCGAGCCGCAGGCCGGGTCCAGCACCGTGCCGCCCGTCGGTTCGATCACGTTGGCGATCAGCGAGACCAGCGAAACTGGAGTGAAGAACTCGCCGCCGTCGTGGGCCTTCTGGTCGGCGAACTGGCTCAGGAAATACTCGTAGATGCGGCCGAAGACATCCCCGGAGATGCGCTTCAGCTCCTCGGGGTTGAGGGTGCGCAGGAGCTGGCCGAGCACGGAATTGTCGAGCTCCTGGTACTCGCTCTTGGGCAGGACGCCGCGCAGGCTTTCGTAATCGGTCTCGATGGACTCCATGGCGTCGATGACGGCCTTGGCGCGGTCCGCACTGTCGGGCAAGGTCACGAGGGTGTCGAACTGGGCCTTGGGCTGCAGGAAGATGGCGCTTCTCCGTGAGAAGTCCTCTTTGGTAAGCGGGCGCGTCTTACCGCCGCGTTTGGGAAGGCCCGCCACGATATCATCCTTGACGGCGAGATAGCGGCTGTAGGCATGCCGGAGGAAGACCAAGCCCATCACGGGCAGGAAATACTCATTGCCGGCGTAGTTGGAATTCGCCCGCAGTGTGTCCGCCGCGCTCCAGAGACGCTTTTCAATGGCTTCAATGTGTTCGAGCTGGGCCATGCCTACGCTTCAGTACAAAGTCCAAAGACCCGCACTAAATCCAGGTTGGGGTGGTGGAGGGAACGCCGACCTACCGCAAAACAGTCTCAAAGCCCGCGCTCCTCGTAACTCCTTGATAATAAACGCTGAAGTCATCTCACACAACCACTTCCCGCCAACCCGGCCAGAGAAACGATTTTCTCCCCTGATTTCCCGGCACCGGACGAGGGTGACGGGTTTGCAGTAAAACCGGATACCTGGCGTCGAGCCGCTACAACTTCGAATCCGGTTTTCGGACGCCGGTTCGGTTCCCAAAACGGGAATCGAATTGGCCCGGGCATCACCCCTTCGGCGGATATGGATCGTTCCCGTGGCTGTCCTTATTCTGGATCTTCCCGTCCTTGCCGTGGATGTAGAACTCGGTGCCTTGGTTCTGGCTGATCTTGCGCCCCGCATCAACGGCCTCCTGCTTCTTATCGAAGTGGCCGCTGCTACGGGTCGCACCGTCTTTCTTGACGTCCCAGCCGCCGTCGGCGTTGGGCACGACATGATGTGATCCTGGTTTCTTTGGCATGGTCGCCTCCTGTTTACTTGTCTTGAGAAACACCTTAGCTATTCAGGCTGAATCATTTCGATCCGGGGGTCACGACTAATCAAATCAAAACGTCCGTCAGTCGCCCTTGTGAAAGCAAATCGGTAATCATCAGCAATGCGATCAAATGGCCATTTTTCGGATACTTTAACCGCCATCCTTTGGCGTCCATCAGGACTGCATAGGTACGTACTCTGATTGTAACTACGGACTACGATGGTATCAGCGTCGGGTATCTTCTCCAGCGTAAACCTGGGGAACGATGGGATATTGGCTGGTTCACTATCGAAATTGGACCAATGGAGATCTAGCCAAGCCTGAGTCCGCTCGCTGACCTGGCAGCGCAATGCCGCGATTGTGTCTGGATCACGAAGCTTTTTACGGACCATGGATGGTGAATTTCCAAGATCTATATCACATGAAGCTAGTTCCGTGGCAGACGCACGCGAACGTACTCCGGCAAGGAAGGCCCATGCGGCCTTTTCTGAAGGAACGCCAAGCTCAACCAAGAGTGCAATGGCCGCAAGAATCTCCGATAACTCTTCGTTTCCGATCTGTTTTAGCTGCTGTGCAGCGGCGTGGATCAGCCAAGGGAACTGAAAACCATAGGCTTCCTTGCACGCGTCATCTGCCTCATCGGTCAATTCAAGAATCTCACGCATCGGGCAGCCTGAAATCCAAGCTCCCCGAATCATGTCTAAAACATTCTTTTCAGGAAGATTGATAACAACACCTTTGGCATTCTCCCGCGCCCATTCTTCCAGCCATTCCAGAAATGCCAGCGTGGACTGAAGGTTTTTGTCTGCGTCACTTAAAAACTGCGCATATTGGAGAAATTGTTCACGATCCCTATACACGTTTGATGCGACAGAAACTGGAAGCCCTGATGCCACATACGCCTTTCTCTGGCTTGGCTCAGGTGTCATCTCAACTATTTTTTTAGCTCTTGCAGCAAGAAACCTGATCAACTCATCGGCATCAATTGAGAATGTACTGTTTGGGGCTTGGATGGCGGCCAATGAACTCCGGAAGACGGTGTCGGCCCACACTTCTGGGTTTTCCAAATTAGGATTAACTTCGGGATCTTCATGGAGAGCGAGAAGGCCATCGTCAATAAGGTCCATAATTTCAAGGCAACCGGCAGCGACTTGTTCACTCAGATTGGAAAAATCATTTTCAGCAACCATGGTCATGAGGTCTTCGAAGTCTATGCCAGCCCTTTCGGCGGCTTGATGGATAATTCCAAGTGCAAAGAGCAGACCGCTTTCAACGGGCTTGCTTTGGCTGACGTTGAAATAACCTGCTGCCAATTCTCGGTCCTGTCTGATCTGCCAATCTTCTCTTGTCTCATCGATGGCATAGAGAACTTTCCCCTCGCCATCAACAAAAGCTCGTCCGGCCGGAATGGCTCGCGATTTTTCACGCGTAACAGCGAACAAGGAGGAATTATGGGTAGAAGAAAATGCACACCAAAAACCGTTGAATGGCCGGCCGTCGACCTGGCCAACCAACTCGGCCCGTTCGGTCCGCTGGCGAAGTTACGGGCGATTCTTGCGCAGTATCCGGCCCCGGGAAACCCGGACTATGCTTACTTTCAGGGGTTCCTTGAAGGGCGCGAGCCCAAATATGCGGCAAGGTGCAAAAACATCACCGGCAAGTTGGTCCTTTTGAACTTCTTGAGCAGATACGGCAACGATAGGTGCTTCAACGCCCAGATGGAAGGTCGCCGTGATGGGCTTTTGATTCAGCTGGGGGAGTTCGACTGACGACAAAAAAAGGCCCTCGGACATCGCATGAGGGAAGGGTTCCGAGGGCCAAAGGATGAAAAAATTTTCAACGATTTATTACCATCCATAACGGTTAGGGTCAACTAATTTCTTAGTGTTCAGTAGCACACTACCGAAGCGGTCCTACCCGCCGGATTTTTTACGAGAACCAACGTGGCCAACCGCCACTCGCTGCCGTATGATCTGACCATCGGCGACCTGTTGTGGCAGGCGGGTCGACGATAGTTAAAACCTCTTTCTTCCCTCCCTTGTTCCACCCCTGGGTCGGTTGCGGGACACCTCCCCCGCAGCCGACCTTCTTTTTCTTCCGCCCCACCGTTAAGAGCTGGCTGCGAAATGGCAAGCGGAAACAGCCCTGGTGCATTAACCGCAAGGACGGTCGGCCCATGGCCTTCGTCGGCCTGTAGGAAGACCAGGACGGCTCACAAACACTCGAAACCTGCGTCATCCTCACCAGCGCCGCCAATGCCACCGTCGCCGCCCTGCATGATCGGATGCCGGCAATCCTGGAACCGGCCTATTTCGACCTCTGGCTCGACCCAGCGGAGTAGAACCATGACCGGGTCGCCCCGCTCCTTCGTCCCGCCGCCAACGATCTGTTCGACATGCGCCCGGTTTCCCGCTACGTCAACAAGCTAGCCAACGAAGGGCTGGAGGAAGACGCGGAGCTGTCGTCAGGTTTAAACTCAGAGCTGAACTGTACTGGCACTCTACTACCAGTAAAGAAACGGGGGGAATCCTCTCGCTTGAAATTCTCCTGTTCTTTATTTAATCTTTCTAGATTTAAGCTTTTCTACTCTTCCTTGTTTTTGATATGGGATATCATGCCGTACACAGATCATCACAATTTCTCTCGCTTTTATCCCGTATCTTTCTGCCAATTCTCGCGATTTATTCCAGTTGATAGGCGCATTTTTTCTTATATCATTAACAAGCTCTGGATTATCTAGCAAACAGTCGTGTTTGGTTTTTGAAGAAGCATTTCTAATAGATAAATAAAGTGTTACCAATAAGATAAAACCAAACAGAATATATTTTAAAAATTCTACAAAAGAATCCATATAAAACCCTAACGAAGATAGCTATTTGTGCTTATTTCATTCGACCAAATAAAGAAACTCAAATCTCGGAATTGGAGAGCGCCAAGATAGCCTAGAAAGGCGGTTACACCGTTCGCTTGACAGGCCCACAGCAGTGGAAAAAACTGATCGAATTATTCTGTGTGTAGCTAGGGTTCAAAGTCATTTTTTTATTTTTGCTTTAGCTTTTTCGTAACGGGCTATCCTGGGAATCCAATCCCCGGACCAACCTTCCGATTCGGCCTGTTTACAGATTTTTATTGCTTCATCATACTTGTTTTGCTTATCCAAAATAATTGCCAATTGTTTATAGCCAGTGTGTTCGGGCATGCGACCTTGTAATCTTTTGAAATTTTCAGCCGCACTATTGGCTATGCCTATCTGCTTCCGGCATGATTCTATGGCTTTTTTCATACTTTCTTTATTTTCTCTGTCAGAATAATAGAATCGAATCGAAGCGTCGTAGAAAAAGTGGCGATCGATCATATCATCTGAGTTTTCAAAAAGCTGATCCGATTTTTCATAAAATTTTTGAACTATACTCCTATTTTCCTTTATGAAATTATTTTGAAAACTCTGCGTAGCTATATTGGAAAGCATCTTCGGGATGGAGGCAGGAGACATGTCTATCGTACCAATATTATTCACAATAGTTTCACGCTCTCTCTCGCTAAACTCATCATTCCACCATTCCCTTAATCCACATTTATCGATAACTGATTCCATACCTTGTTTTTCCTCTGTAAAATTGATTGATTCTCCAATGATTCCTAGATCTCGAGATATCGCATTGAAACTTTTGCCACAACTAGCTTCAACTCGATTCATATAATCTTCAATTGTTTCATTTTCAGAACCTAAATCCGAGGCAAATACCTTTTTCAAATTTTCTAGAACGTTTGTTTTCAAATCAATGTCATATGTTTCAATGATCGCACTGAGTATCAATAGGATATTCAGCGGGCTCTTGTTTATACCATATTCGATGAATTCTTTTTTAGATGCTCTGAATAATACACTTCTCAACTCTTCACCGTGATCGTATAACAATGACTGAGCAAGAGAGTTCATCGAAGGTCTAAATCCGCGATTTTCTACAAGATCATTAGCGATTTGAAACATGTCTTTTTCTACATAATGACCATTCGTTCTCTGTAGATTATTGATAAATAATGAGTCAAGGAGATCGAGGAATGTGCCTCCACCTTCATCTCCTATGAATAAAATATCATCAAATTCTTTTTGTTCCTGTCTAAAAGTCGAGAGATCTGCCCCCAATTCAATCAATGTTGAATAAGCTGCATAAGATCCAGATTGTACAGCATATTTCAAAGGCACAGTACCTTCATCATCTCCGGCCAAAACTTTCTGATTCGGATCGGCTCCATATTTGATTAGAGTACGGATAACCTCTGCCTTTCCTTCTTGTGCGGCGTTGTGGATGGCAAAGAAGCCCTCATCATCACTTGATTGGCAAGAGAGACCTGCGGAAGCTAAAAGCTCGATCATTGAAGCAGCTACACTATCTTCTGCCTCCATCGCAGCCCTTTTTAAGATGTCGATGCCATGCATATCTCGCCAATGGATATCCGCACCTGCTTGAAGCAACATCTGTACTAACTCTCTATTCCCCTGCGCAGCTGCTATTCCTAATGCTGAGTAAAGAGTTTCTCCTGGCTTGATTGCGTTAACATCTGAACCAGCGTCAAGCAACATTTTTACCTTTTTAACGTCATTCGATTTTACAGCAAACATTAAGACACTGTAAATTTCACCAGGCCCTTCCGTCTTCGCCAAGACATCAGCTCCTGCTTTTATCAAGCTTTCCAATTGTTCGACTGTTCCAGAATCTGCAATGACCATTATGGGCGTGATCCCTTTAATTCCACCTCGATCACGGGTCTCATTGACTTGCTCTTTAGTCTTTTCTATATTAATAAGATCATCTAGTTGCCGTTCTTCAATCAAGCTCCATACTGGGTTATCTTCATTTTTTTCTATTATTGCATTAATGGAACCATTCTCAATCTTTTCATATAATTCTTCCTGGCTTGAAACACCATAGCTACTGATGAGAAAACGGCCAATCTCCTCTTCGTCCGGTTCTTCTCCATCAAGAACTGGAACTAATGTCCGGAATATCCAATAGCTAATATAAATTGGCGAAATCTTCCACTGCTCTAATAGTTTTATATAGATTTCTTGCTCTTCTTTTTCAAATTCACCATCAGCCTTAGCAACAAGTGCACAGACAAAGGAAATTATTTTTTGTATAAAATAATCGCTTATACGACCTGCATACTCCTTAATCAAATCATCAATCTTGCCATTTTGAATTGCTTCAAAATAATCTCTCTTCACATCATCTATTATTTTCGAGTCAGTAAATATATCTGAACCATCATGGACAATAGTAGTAGATTTTTTGGCAAATTTTAAAGCTGATTCAAAATCATAATTCTTCTCATATTCTTCTATAGCTTTCCTGTTTTTTAAGATATAGCGTGAAAAACTCTTCATTTCGCTAATTTTTACAATTTCTTCTTCTGACAATTTTCCATCACCAATCGCTACAAGGACGATGCAATATTGCATAGAGATAAGGTCATTTTCTATTTTTGACTTTTTCTTTTCTTTTGAATTTTGTTTTGGTGTGTCTTTTGATTTATCTTTTTTTTCTGATGCTAGAACATTATGGTTGTTAGAATCTCCAGTATTCTGATTTCCCATAACACTGTCGCTTTTATTGGATGAATTATCTTTAGATTTAATCTTATTATCTGATTTATTTTTTTTAACAATATTGTTTTCAGTATCATCAGAAGGAGTCGGCAGGACACCAAATTTTTGCAAAGCTTTTTCGTAAGCAGATCTTCTCTTATGCCTTATTGGATCATTTTTATAAACTTTGTCTACATTCTCTAGACAATACTCCAACATCTCTATCAATTCTTCCTTGTTTTTTTCATGGAGAGGGGCATCCATACATTCTTTGGATAGAGCGTCAATGCTCGCAAGGAATTTTTTTGATGGAAGTTCATCACATAGCTCCCCTTCAAAAACACAACAATTATCGAAAATCTTCCTAGATATCTCAGTATCACTGATAGAATATTTTTTTCTTATGCTCTCCATATCTTCATCTTTTTTTCGAGAATTAATCCACACAGTAACCCCAATAATCAATCCAAAACCAACAAGCCCAAAAACAACAAGATGAATCAATTCCATGGATTTGCTCCTTTCCCATAGGGACAACACATTTTATCTTCAGTTCAGAATCCGAGTTTAAAATCCGGCTCCATTATTCAGGCGTGTCTCCAGTACGGATAAACGTCGCCTCGAATGCTTTGCATGGGCGGTATTGCTGTAGTCGATTGGCGAAAGTGAAGGCATCGTTCATTTCGTAGTGTTGGAAGATATCGAGACCTCGATCCAGCGAGATTTTCCAGCCGTGATCGGTCACGATATGGCGGGCGTGGATCGTGCCGGTGCCGTCGAACTCCCAGGTGAAGTTCACGCCTACCGCGCTGGCGGACTCCTTCATCTTCTCGAAGTTGTCCTTCTGCTGTTCGCCTTTGAACTCGTCTTCCGTCGTCACCAGATGCACGGAGACCTCCTCATCCGGAGCCTTGTGCTTGACCACGGTCTCCAGGAACTCCATGAAGTTGCGCACCTGGTAGAACAGTCGGATGTACGGATCGGTGACTGTGATTGCGGTCGCGCCCTTGAGGTAGGGGCCGAGCAGCGTATCGAACGAAAGACCCTTCTGGTTCTCCTGGAATGTGAGGTGTTTTTCCTTGAGGACAGGCTCGGCCGGAGCCAGGGGTTCGGATGGACCTTGGGGCAAGTCCGGTTGCGCAGCTTCCAAGATTTCCCCGTCTTCGCCCTCGGCGATGGTCTTGTGGTAGTAGCCCGGGTATTCCTCTTCTTCGAGCGTGGTGACAGGCTTGGCCCGACCATCAGTGTCTTGATAGGTAAAGCGGACGTTGCCGTAGGTGGAATCGATTCGCATCAGTTGGTCTTTGACGCGCTTGCGGCCCTCAATCGCGAACCGCAGCAGCTCCTCGACCTCTTCCTCTGTCGCACCACCATGCGGGAAGAGGATCTTCATCAGACCGGAGAACGTCTTGTTGATGCCATCGCGGTCCCGCGTCGAGATATCGGAGGAGAGGGAGAAGTGTTCCTTGTAGCGGTCCGAGTAATCGTGATTGCGCAGCGAGCGAAGGATCTCGGCCAGGTAGTCCACCACGAAACCATAACCGTTGGAGAACATCTCGCCCCGGATGATGTCCACCTCCCAGCCGGGGATGTAGAAATGGATGCGGTCCAAAAACGCGGAGTCGTAGAATTTGTCGGGCAGCTCGCAAAAAAGGTCCGAGTGTTTGAGCATGTAGGGCACGGTGTGCTGAGTGTTGCCCACGAAAACCATGGAGGCCTCCGCGCCCAGCGTCTCGACGCCCCGCGAGAAGGACTTGTTGGCCATGTAGTTCTTCATGATGTCGACGAGGGCCTTGTCGACGCGTTTTTGCTTTCCGGCAAACTCGTCGAAGGCAACGCAATCCCAGTAGCCGACCAGGCCGATCTTTCCGGAAGAGTTGTTCACGAACAGCTTGGGAACCGTAACCTCGCCGCCGGAGATCAGGATGCCGTGAGGCGAGAACTCCGAGTAGATGTGCGATTTGCCGGTTCCCTTGGGGCCAAGTTCGATCAGGTTGTAGTTACGTTCGCAAAACGGGATCAGGCGGACCAGTTGGGTCAGCTTGCTGCGCTTGCCGAACATCTCCGGGTTGAAGCCGATGCTTTGCACCAGCAGGTCGATCCACTCGTCGGTGGTGAATTGTTTGCGGGCCTCAACATAGCCGTCGAAATCGAAATGGGAGAGCTGGATCGGCTTGAGGGTCGATAATATCCAGGGGCTGGCGCTTTTGTCTTCGGTAAACTCATATTCCAGATCAGCGATGCACCACACGCCGCCGACCAGGAGCTTGGGGTGTTTTTTTACCGTTCCGGAATCAACAAGAACCTCTTTTAGCCCTAAGTTGGAGAACTGCGCCTGATAGACATCCTTCTTGTCGTTCAGATCGACACTGACCTTGTCGATGACCTTGTAGCGCCCCTTTTCCTTGATGTTCGAGCGGACCAATCCGGCTTCATTCCGGTGCACATAATGCTTGGCAAGGATCTCCTTGACCGTCTCGATACCGGTCTGAATGGTCGGCTCATCGCTGGTGGCGCAATACTGGCCCAGCAAGTATTCCAGCACGTAGGAGGGAACGATGGCGTTGCCCTTGACCGTCTTGACGAGATCCTTGCGGACAACAAGTCCCGGGAAGTGTGTGTTGATTTTCTGGTCAAGTTCGTTCATCGGTCACCCGTCCTTTAAAAGTCGAAGTCGCTGGTAAATGAGCGCCGCATCAGGTAGCGGAGCGACTTGTATTCCTTGTAATGTGAAGTCCCGGCGTGTTTTTCCTCCAGCCGTAGAATGACCTCCTGGCCATTGGCCTCGTCGGCCTTGCGGGTCAGCACGAAGCGCACCTGCAGCTCCCGCTCCCGGGGGTTGTCCGAGCTCAGGTCGAAGGTCAGGTCGTGGCTGTCGGAGATCAGGTCGCCTGCCTCGGTGTAGATGCCAGCCCGCAGCACACGCGGCTGGATCTTGTCCGTCACAGGTCCGGCCTGGTACATGGTCACCGCCAGTTGCCCGGAGGTAATCACCGAGCTGGCTCCGCGCAGGATGTCCACCTCGACGGCAGTGACATCACTCTGGCGCTTCTTGTTGATCTTGAGCACCGGGATCACCACCTCCTGCAACGATGCGCCGCCATGCACAAAGCGGCTACCGGAGCCCTTCAGGCGCAGGCGGTTGATCGACTTGGGAATCTGCACCTCCACTTCACCGGCCAGGCCAAGTTGCTCGGGGGTGAACTTGTGCAGGCTGGATGCCTCGGCAAGCCCCTTGCCGAGCACGAAGCGGCGGTCCCGGAACAGAATCTGTTCACCCTCGGCATCGACTCCAGAAAAGTCGCTCTCGTCGATGGCGCGGTTCTGGTAGATGAAGCCATGGTCCGAGGTCACCAGCAAGTTGTTGGCGTTGGCACCGGTCAGCTTCTTGATCAGCCGAATCAGCTCCTGCAGGGTTTCTTCCACTGCCTCGAAAACCCGCTCCTCGGATTCCCGCTTGTCGCCGGTGGCGTCGATGCGGTTGTGGTAGACGTAGATCACGTCATGGTCGCGCACCAGCGCCCGGCAGTCGTCGCCCTTCATGGCCATCAGCTCGTCGGCCTTGCAGGCGGTAGCCCGTTGACTGATTGCCTGGCCAAGGATCTTGATGCGGTTGGCCGTTCCCTGGGAACTTTGGCCATCCACCAGCACGGTGCCGGTTTCGTTGTCGGCAATTGCCAGTGCCTTGTTGGGCAGAAGCGCCGCCATACCGAGCTGGGTGTAGCTGGGCAGCATCGAAAGCGCCGGTTCCAGTTCTGCGCTGTAACGATCCTCCTGGCGGATCAGGCTCAGCAACTCATCGCCGATCTCGTAGCGCATGGCGTCGGAGATGATCACGCAGACCTTGTTGTCCTTGCGCAGGAACGGCCGGACCCAGTGCTCGAAAAACTCCTTCTGCTTGCGTACTGGGAAGGCTTCCCACTTCGATGCCGCATCCACGAAGGTCTGGAAACGGTCGCCCAGCTTCAACAGGTAGTTGTTGGAGTAGAGGTTTTCGACCTGATCGGTCAGGCTGCCCATCAGCGACGCCTGTCCCGACATGCGCACATGGTAGGTGAACTTGCGGTAGAGCTGATCGAGCAGATACCAGAAACGGCTGTAGCGCTGCACGCCTTCGGCCAGACTGTCCATTTCGAGCTTGGCCTCGCCCAGGGCGTGGGTGAACTGGGCGGCGTAATCAATCGCCTCGTACAGATGCCGGTATTCGCGATACCAGTGGCCTTGCCGCCGCTGGCGAACCCAGATCGCCACGTCACCGCTGGAGGCCGTGCGGGCTGCCACCGCCCGCACCAGGTCGCTGATGATCTTCTGGTCGATCAGGCGGAAGTAATCCAGCTCGATCAACTCGCGGAAATCCCGCTTGGCCAGATCCTGCTCAATGCCGAGGACCTCGGCACACTCTCCCGAGAGGGTCTCGAAGCCGCCTTCGAACTGACGGCTATCCTTCCAGCGCTTGAGAAACACCAGGGCATCGCCGGTCAGTTTCACTTGGCCGTCGGTGCCCATGGCGTAGCACGACTTGAACAGCTCGATGGCGAAGTCGCGGATGCCCGGCTCGTCGGACTTGTAGCCATAGCAGCGGGTCATCTGTTCCCAGAGGAAGCAGTCCAGGCTGCACCGGCCTATCAGCTTGATCTTCTCATCCCGGCCGTCGGCCAGCTCCTGCAGCAGGTATTCCACCACCGCATCCATGCGCGGCTCGCTGCCGGTGCATACCGCCAGCATCTTCAGGCGAATCTGTCCGGCGGTGTCGTCCGCTTTCAGCAGCTTCTTGAGGGCGTCCTTGCGCTTGATCGCCTGAAAGAACTCCGCATGAGCCTGCACCACATCCGTGAACTCCAGGCCGAGCTCCAGTTCGGACAGCCAGATGGCCACCTGATCGGTGCGGAACTCGCCGTGGGCCAGTTGTACATCCAGCAGCCAGTTATCCAGATCGGCGGGCTGAGGGCCTTCTCGGTAGAGCAGGAATTTCTGTTCCGGTTGCTCCCGCAGGAGCTTGTACTTAATGCCGTACTCGTTGTTGATCAGTTCCAGCTTCTCTACGCCGGGAAGCTGAAGCGCCTCGAAATCGTCGCGCAACTCCTGCTTGGCGTCGTACCAGAAGACGATCCGGTGCCGGTCAAAGAGTTTGGTCAATGCTTGCGCTATTCGTGAACTCATAGCGCCCCCGATTTTTGATTTTTGATTGCTGATTTTTGATTGATTTGGGCAGAGCGTACCGATGACACGAAGATTGCCGTCAGCTCCTCAGCTTCCTGATACAAGGGCTGCACTTTTTCGACAGGTAGCAATTCACCTTTCATTACCAACTCCAACCAATAGCAGCATTCGTCTGCCTCTTCGACAACGATGCCCAATTTTGCAATGAACTCAGCTTTTGAACGACCACGACAGGCCGCTCGGTAATTCGCGCCAACAGACGTACCCGACCGAACCAACTGATTGCCAATGGCGCGTCCGGCGCTGGTCTGCGGTAATGCATCAACCAGTCGCATGATCCGCAGGCCAAACTGAAGCGTTCTATCCTTGAGCTGTCGTTCATCCATAAATCAAAAATCCTACTTCAAAAATCATCAATCGTCCTTTGCATCCAGGCCAACGATCTTCTTCAAGGCCGCGCCGAGTTTGGGGTAGTTGACCTTCACGCCGTCGTCGAGGTCGATCTCCACCTGCTCAGTGGCCAGCGGATACAGTACTTCGCGCTCGTACTCCTCCATCTCGGCGATCATCTTGGTGATTTTCTCGATCTCCTTCAGAGCCTTGGTCTTTTCGCCCTGGCTGCTGCTGGCGCTGATGCTGACCGCCTCCAGATGGTTCTTGTGCGAGGTGAGCTTGGTGCGGAACTCGCGCAGGTAGTCGTTGAGCACCACGCTGACCGTATCCGGGCGGTAGCGGTGCATGTAGATCAGCGCGTTGAAGCTGCCCTTGGGGCTGGAGAACAGCCAGTAGATGGGGCGCTTCTTGTAACGCTTCACATGGTCGGTATAGAACTCGCCGAGGAAGTAGTCACGGATGCTGTAGTTACGCTTGCCCTTGATGTTCAGTGCCTGTTCGACGAACTGGAGGTTGGCCTCGTAGTGCTCCTCGCCAAAGGCCACGCGCAGGAACTTGCGGAAGCGCTCGGCGATATCGTCGGTGAACCAGTCGCCGTCGAGCATAGGGATAACGTTATCTTCGTCGGGGACGAAGGATAAGTGGGAAGTTAAGTCAGTTTCGCTGTCAGGGCGTAGATCATGCGTTTGATTTCCTCGGCCAGGTTCAGGATTTGCTCCGCTTTCTCCTGCGGGAGGTAGCCCAGGCGTTGAGCGATCATCAGTTGGGTTTCCACTTCTGCTCGGGAACCCTGTGCTATCGACAGAAAGTTTTTGAACTCCGCCGTCGATTGACGCGCTTGCCCCTCCGCTATGTTCGATGGAATTGAAACTGCCGCCCTGCGGATCTGACTCGTCAGACCGTACAGTTCCTCCTTGGGAAAGTTTTTGGTCACTTGATAAATCAGCTCCACCAAATCCATCGCCTTCTGCCAAACAATCAGTTCCCGATAGTTTTTCACGCTCATTTTTTTGATACTCCTCTATCTTCTTACAGAAATCCTCAATGCTTTCTCCTTGATTTGCGAGAACGAGACCGGGCATATCGAGAGAATAACGGCCAAACATGCAGCCCACTGCATAACTCACCAGCTCCTTTACGGTATCTTGTAGAAGTCTGGCCTCCATATCTTCCCACTTCTCACTTCCCACTTCACACTCTTCCACGCCGTAGCGGTAGTGCGGGTTGCAGTTCAGGGTGATCTCGTTGAGCGGCACCTCGGGCGTCAGCTCATCCTGCAGACCGTAGGCCTCGATGAAGATGCGGTTGTTCTCCTCCTCCAGCCGCTGCATCTCCAACGTCATCTCCCGCCAGTGTGCGCGGAGCTTCTGGTAGGTAGCCTTCAGGGTTGGCTGCCGGTAGTCGGGATTCAGGAGCGGCAGGCTGGTGAAATCCCAGGATGTTTCAAAGGAATCCCAGTCGGACTGAGAAATGGATATACAGTTTGATATTTGCTCTGATAAGTTGCTTGATGTGGGAATAGAGACAGGGATTCTCTCCAAATCTCCAACTTGTGTTGAAACAGTTGGATTAAGCGCATCCAGAATGTAGGCTGTTAGGGGGGTGTTTAGAAGCCCTAACAACACCATGTTGTTAATTGCGCTATTTTCTTGGAAGACCATGGGCCCCTTATTGGAGTCAAAAACAAACCCACCTTTTACGTATCTAAAAGGAATGTTTTTGGAACTCATTCCGCTCCAGGTTATACCCTCTCGGAAATAAAATGACGGGTTACGAAACACTCCAGTTTTTTTTAGATAAGCTCCATTATCTTTCCAAAAAACAACGTTAACATTGTTGCCAAACCACCTTCTGCTTTCACCACCCTTGTTATAAGGAGTCCAAGAATACGAGTTCTCATTGCAGGTTTCTTTGGCGTCAATATTAAACTCAATGTCGTTAAAGTTTACCTCGCTCCAGATTTTGACGAATTTTTCGTTATCTCCAGTGGAAAGACCAGACTTAATCGATGCTAACGTCCTTAGAGGTGGCTTGGTTTCTAAAATCTTCAACACTTGATCAGAAACCCAATAAATTATTGGATTACCCGCAACACTCATAAATTGGGCCGTTGATGATTTGAACGGTTTCGATTTACGCTCGGAAAAAAGTCTCTTTTTTTCAGTCTCAGAGCTTCCATCAACCAACCGTAAAAAGAGGCCTTTGCCAACTTTTTTTGGAATGTTTTCCATTACGAAAGCTGTTGTTTGAACTACTTCTCCCCCAATACTATCAAAAGCATGTGGGCCTAAATGGCACATAGAGGTAATTGAGCAACTTCCCAATAAAGCGGATCGCAACTTTTCAAAATAGTTCAAGAACATCCAACTTTGCATGGTTATCATTGCGACAGCCCCACGCTTTTTAACAAGGTCAAGGTTACGCTCAATGAACATTCCAAATAGATCAGACTTACTGTTCGGGTAATTTTCCTTTACCCACGCCGCTAGTCGTCCATTCATTCCCTTACCACCCATATACGGCGGATTGGCAATCACCACATGGTATTTCGGGCTCAGGTAATCAGCCTGACGCAGGGCTTGCAGCACCTTTTGATGAGTCATGCTGATAAACAGCTGCCCGGAGACGTTTTTTGACTCCAGAATCCTGAGCATGCCGTCCACATCAGTGACATCCGGACGGATCAGAGAGCCGAAGTTGTCGGCCTCGTCGAACTGGCGTAGGATTGTTTGCAGCGACGCGGTGAACAGGTCGCGCCCGACAAAATCCATGTAGCTATTCAGTTCACCTGTGTCAAACTTGATATTTTCCAAAACGCAGGTATTGGGCTTGATTCCCTTGCTAAAGAAGCGTCGCTGTTTGGCACGCGCCTTCATGGTCAGCGCAAACGCAGCCAACTCCCCGGCGCGTTCGTCGATCTCGATGCCGTAGAGGTTATTCGTGAGGATCTTCTCCGGGATCTCGGCGGGCTCGTAGCCTTCCTCCTCGTAAATGGCATAGAGCAGGTCAAAGGCATAGGTGAGCATGTGGCCGGAGCCGCAGGCCGGGTCGCAGATCTTGATCTCCTCAGGCGAATTGACCACCAAGAAATCTTCTGAACCGCTAAAGGCGCCAAAATCGCTAAAGTTATTTACTTGTTCTTCTTTCGCGTCCTTCGCGTTTTTCGCGGTTAAATCCTCCTGCGGTTCGATGTAGTAATCCATGCGCTCTTTGAGCTTAGAATTTGGGCGGTTCAGCATCCATAAACGCCCCAACGAGTTCTCCACCAGGTAGCGCACGATCCAGTGCGGGGTAAAAAGCTGGGTGGCGGCCGGGATGTTCTCGGGCGCGATCTTCTTGTTCTTCTTCAGGCCGTCGAACACCTCGTCCTTCTTCTCGGAGATGTAGAACTGGTAGAGCCAGCCAATCACCTCGACATCCTCGCAGGCATCCGGCGTCATCGCCTCGCGGGTGTAGGCGAGGATGGAGTTGCCCGAGAGCAGGTCGTCGGGCATGAGCAATTCGGTGTAGTCATCGATGCGCTGGAACAGGAACGGCATGGCCTTGTTCCAGAAGTTGCAGGCCGCCACCACCAGCAGCCGGTAGGCCTCACCCTGCGGGTCGCGGCTGGGCGCTTTGCCGTCGAGCAGGGCGAAGATCTGCTGCCGGACTTTGTCGTGGACCATCTCTTCGTCTATGTGCCCCATCTTGGCCTCAGCCAGAATCTCGGGCTGGAATTGCCCCTCGGAGGGAGACACCACGCCGATGCGGGTGTAGCGGTTCACGTCCATAAAACGCAGGGCGCAGAAGCGGTTGAACCAGATGTAGGCCACTCGCTCGATGACCTGTTCCTTGCCATGCCCCTTGATCGCCTCTTCAAGCTTCTTGATGGCATCGGTGCTTTCCCGGCGTGCGGCGCTGTTTTCAGCGAGCACCAGTTTCAGCTTGGCGGAGACCTGCTCCAGCAGAGTGCGCCGGGCGAATTGGGCGAATTTTTTTAGTTTTGCGGTTTCCATTAGATTTGAATCCTTTTTCCTTTGCGGATTTCATCCAGCAGCGCCTCGCGCATGGATTCCAGGTAGCGTTCCACGTCGGTCTCGTCGGCCAGCCAGGCTTTGTCGAAAGAGACCTTCACCGAACGGCTGGGCACGTACTCAATGCGCGGTTCCGGTTTGGCCGGTGGCGTGGGCTTCGTACCTGCATCCGGCGTGGCAGTTTTACCGGGTTCCGGCGCAGGCTCGGGTGCCGGTGCCGGTTGCGCCCAGGAGGTCATCTGCGAAAGCAGCCGCTGGTAGTCGCTTTCCTCAAACCGGCGCAGGGTGTCGCGGATGACGGCGATCAGCTTCTGGCGCTCTATGCCTGAGTCGAATTCGTTGAACGGGCGGGTGACCTGCTCCTGCTGTTCGCCGCTCAGTGCGCTGAATTCGGCCATGCCGCAGAGGCGACCTTTCAGGGCGGCGACCGTTTCCTTGGCCTTGACAATCTCGGCCTCAATCTGGGCAGTAACCTTCCCCTGCAGGGTTTCGACTTGCGTCTTCACCTGCTGCATGCGGTTGCCCTTGAAACACTCCGGATCGGTCAAGCTGGCGACCACCTGAGCGGTTTCGTCGCCATCGATGTAGGCGAAGTTGGGCTCCTGAGTTTGAACAAACTTGCAGGCGTTATCGAAAATGCCTTTCTGCGGGCCGCTCATAAACTTCCGGACAGGATCGATGACGCTTTCCTTCATATCGAGCAATGCATCTTCTTGGCGGGTGAGTTCGGTCAGGTACCAGGTATAGGGCTTGCCGGTCAGCTCCTTGAGTTTCTCAAGCACCGGCGTCAGAGCACTCAAGAAGGGATAGTGGGATGCCTGGGCAGCCAGCGGGGTAAGCTGATGCATAAGTTCCTGGAGCGCGGTGCCGGTCTCCTTGCCGAGCGCCTTCGCTTCACTGGCGTGGGGCGGGGCATCAAAGAAGTCCTCAAAGAACTCCTTGAGGGCGCGGACCTGAGACGCGGTAAATTCGACCTGGGGTTCCAGCACCACATTGCCGTGGCCATGGGTGTTGCGTAGCGCCCGCTCCAGCTCGTCATCTTCCAGCAGGTTGCCGTCGGTGCGAACCTCGACCTTGCCGCGAGCGCATAGATTGGCCAGGGTGCAAAGAACGGCGGCGTAGTACCAGCCGTAGGGTTTGCGCTCGAATTTCTCCAGCAGGTTCTTCAGCGTGGTACGCACGCCACCCCGATTGTTGCTCTGGATGAACGCCAGAAGCTCCTGCTCGGACTCGGCCAGGGAGGTGGCATCGTTGCCGAACAGCCCCTGCTGTGAATGCTTGAGGCATTGGGCGATGTCGTTTTCGGTGTAGGTGATGCCGCGCAGCATGCGAAGGTTCGGATATGCGCGGGAGATGAGTTCGTGGAATCCACGCAGCACTCGGGTCTGCGCATCCTCGGAACCGATTTCGATGTCGGCACCTGCCACGAACAGCTTGGCCTTGCCCATCAGGCTTTGAACGCGCTGTTGCAGCTCGGCATACCGTTCCCGGTTCTGGAAGCCCTTGTCGGTCAGGATGCGTTTGACCGCCTCTTGTTGCGTGATCGAGATGTTCTGGCGGATGTATTTCTCCGTCCGCTTGTACATGAGGATGTCGCGAACGAGGCGTTCATCCGCAGGCATCAGAACCAGCAGCTCGTCCCGACCCATGCTCTGCATCCGCAGAATGGACTCGCTTTCGGCGTTTTCATGGAACGGACTGATGACATGAATGGCCAGTTCGTACTCGCGCCCGTGCAAACGGTCATCGAGCTTTCTGGAGAAAAGGTAATCCTGGCCATTCTCGTCGTAACGAATCTTCCGTTGCTTGATGACGTGGTCGAAAACAATCTTCTCAAGTTCGGCGGCAACATCCGATGATTCCACCTCGGTGTTCTTGATTTCCTGCTCGACGTCTTTTTCCTCGTCGGTCAGGTATTCGTAGAGCTCGCCATTGCGCTGCACGTAGGTCTGCTGTTCAAGGAGGCTGAGGGCTTCTTCGACCCGTTTCCGCAGCGCGGGCAGATCCTGATTGAAGCCGTCCAGCATCAGGACGCACAGGTTGCGAAGAGTCGGCTTGAACTCCTTGACGTATTTGACCAGGAAGAGCGTTTTCAACAGCCGGATCGCGAAAGGGCCATCAAGGTGGTTTTCTGCCTGGATGATGGCTCGCTGGATATTGGATTTCAGCGCGGTGCGAATCCCCTCGAACATCAAGTCGAAGGTCGCCAACTGACCGATTTCATGATCCCCGATCTGGATCGCCACCTGCTGGAACACACCCAGCATGGAACGTTCGCCCACCGAGCTGTGCTTGCCCTCAAAGGCGCTATGCTGAGATAGATTCTGAATGGCCGACTGGAACAGAGCGAACTGGTACGGAATAAACGGATAGCTGTGAATGAAGTGCTCCCGATCCTGATAGTTCCGGTAGGTTTGCGAGCCGTCGGCAAAGTCGAACAGGGTCTTAAAATTGTTGGACTGCGCGTGATAAATGTCCGACAGCAGACGAACGCCTTCTTCGGTTTTCATGAGCAGACGCTTCTGGATAACCTCCGCCACATCGGCGCTGGTCAGCTTCATGCGATTGGCGAACCGGGCCTGGATTTTCGAGAAGTCGTTGCCTTGCTGTTTGCCCATCTCACCGACAACCGTCCCCATGTCCTCCTGGGCGGTCACGATGACCCATGCGCGGCCTCGGCATTTGGTGGCCATGCTCTCGGCGATGGTCTGGAGGTTTGTCATCAGCTTGACGTTTTCAGCGATGTACTGACCGACCTCATCGACAAAGAAGTTCAGACGGAAATCAGGCGATTGCCGCTCGATATAGGCATGCACCTGTTCGGCAAAATCCTCGATGGAGACACGGTACTGGCTGCGGTATTTATCGAGTATCCCCATGGCCGATGCCTCGTCGCCACCGGTTGCCTGGGCATAGGCTTTGGCAATGTTTTTCGCTTCAAGCAGGGCCTGCTCGCGGCCCTTTTGCCATGTTCTGCCCGCTGAGGATTCATAGGCCGATTTGAACTGTTCGTAGAGGCCACGGCTGTCGAGGTCGCGCTCAAACTGGGCGATGTGCCCCTGCTTGCCGTAGTAACCGCACATCTCGTCAAAGACCTTGACGAAGACTGCGAGGAGCGCATCGATCTGGGTCTTGCTGATGACGTCCGCTTTCTGGTCGATGTTGAACAGAATGCTTTTCGACGGAATGGCGACGGCTCGTTTGAGATCACCGCGCAGGATTTCGTTGTCGCCACACTTGGGCAGGAACAAGTCAAGTGCGGAGGCCCCGTCGATCTGCCGGTTTTCGAGCAAGAGCGCGAGCATCTTCAACAGGTGGGATTTACCTGAACCGAAGAAGCCGGAAACCCAAACACCATTGGCACCTTCATAGTTGTTGTAGGCGTCCAGAAAGGATTCAAGCCGCTTCTCGACTTCGTTGGTCAGTACGTATTCTTCAATCTCGAGGCGAAGGCTGGCTTCATCGTCAGCTTTGATGACCCCTTCAATCGGGCGGTCAACTGGCTTATTAAAAATGGTCTTAAGAGTCATCACGCTTCCCTCGTTTATGCTTCGCAGTGAAAGATGTTGAACGCCCGGTAGTACTTGTCGTCATGCAGCCTTCCGAAGAGATCGAGCGATGCTCCGGACTCCAGGGAGTGGGTGTAGGCTCCCGGGAAAAACATGACGGTCGGCTTTTCTTTCGCCGTGCTCTGCAAATTGTTCAAAACGTTGTGCGAGCGGATGTAGGGGAACACCTCGCCAACGCCGGACAGAAAAAGAACCTCGAAATCCGTGCTTGCCAGCTTGGCCGCAATGGCCGGAACAAGATGCGCTTCGGGGTCTAGCACGCCTTGCAATAACTCTTTGAGCTGCTCTTTGGAGACAGAATCCTCCATCTCGACAATCTGGTCCCAGATGTCACGTTCTTTGAGGATTTCTATCGAAAGGTCGTACAGATTGATCTCCAGAATCCGAACACCAGCCTGCTCAAGGCGATTGACCAGCTGACGCTGGAGCCGCTCCATTTCAACAGACTCTTCCGGCTTGAAGGGGCAGATGAAAAATGGAACCTCGTTACCGAGACCTTGCTTGTTGAGAAAACGCTGGCCTGAGATCACAGCAAAGAGATGCTGAAATCTGTCCTGCATTGGCATTCTGGCTATATCTGCTGTCACCGCTTCATCCCCTTCAGATCGGATTCAAATGCAGGGAAGTGCAAAACATCCCTGTGGCTGCCTTGATGGATCAGATCCAATAGTCTCGGACTGAGCATGGCAGCGTGGATCATGTTGTTGGTCGTTAGGAGATCGGCCTCGCGAAGCATCTTGAACAGGACCTGCCTTAATTTGCCTCGTGTCGCCGGGGTGATCTCATCCAGTTCCAAATGCCACTCGGATTTCCGGTTGAAGAAGGAATCAAAATCCTCGTGGGTCAGATCGCTTTTCAATGTGATGTAGCGCTCTCGAAGCACTTCGACGGCAAAATCAGCTATGAATCTGTACCGGCGGCAAACGGCGAGCCACAGGAGATAGGCCTGCTCTTGGTGGCTGCCCTCAACAAGGAATTCAAGTTCGCCTGGGCTCAGCGTTCTAAGCCGAGAGATGACCTCGCGGCAGACACGTTTGAGCGTATTCAGCGTTCTGGTCTGTAGTAAGTTTTCTGCGATGACTTTGTCTCGAACAGCGTTCCAGTCGCCAAGATCAAGATACAGCGCGGCCAGCTCCACCGATTCACGGTGAAAAAGACTGCCCGTTGTAAATGACATGCTGTACCTATCGTTACTCATTCTTGGTCAGGATTCCTTTTTATAGTGTTCGGCAGCGCCACCGGCCTTCACCCATTCGTCCACCTCATCCTTCTTGAACTTCCAGAGGCGGCCCATGCGATGCGCGGGCATTTCATGTTTATCAATCCACTTGTACACGGTGTCATTGCTGACCCCGAGGTACTTGCAGATCTCACTTATCGATAACCAGCGGTCTTCCATCTCGGCCATTTCTCAAGCTCCTCGTGGGCGATTGGGGTTAAGCCATGCGCTCGCCAGAGGCGAAGTAAGGGAAAACAGACGGAGTTCTCCCAATCAAATCACTTGAAAATATACGAATTGGCCGTCGGATGTCAAACGATCTTTACCGATTAAAGCCGATTATTTGCTAACAAGGTCGATGCCAGACGCCTGATCCGAGCCTGATCCCGGTGTCAATGCGGGGCATCCAGTAGGTCCAGGCTGGAACCGAAGTGCGCCCGTACAGCACCGCCACAATCACCCGCTGGTACATGCTGTGCCCGCCAGGCCGGAATCCTTCCAGCCGGTCGATGGGCGGCAAGTCGCGTTGCGGGTCGGTGAAGGTCACCAGTTCCCCATGGATCAGATCCCAATCGCCGGTCGGTCGGCCGAAGCGTGGTGTGCCGATATCCTCCTGCCTGCGGGCGTCGGCCAGTGGATCGGCGGTGCCCTGAGACAGGATCAGCCCTTCCGGCACCTCGAGGGCCGGGAACCCGGCGTGGAGATGGTAGAGCCTGCCCCAGACCACGGCTGGTTCGATGCTGCGGGCCTGGGCGCAGAAGCGTTGATGGTTCCAGTAGCCCCGTTTCAGGGTGCCGTAGACGAAGAGTCGGAGGATGGTCTCGGGACTGTCTTCCGGGTTTGTGTTCAGCTTCGCGGTGTCTCCAATGTTCATGCATTCACTCCTTCGGGCAGTGTCCCTTTGCGCTCCTGGGGTATGAAGCGGAATTCGCTGTTTTCGATAGCCCGCACATCCTCGTGGCGGATGGTGAGCATGGTCATGGGCGGAACCTCCAGCTCGCGCCAGCCCTTCTCGTTGACCACGGCAAAGTCAATAAAGGCGTCGTCCGAGGCGTAGAGCACCACCCGGTGCTGGCGGTGGATGCGCAGGCAGAGTGGCTTGTTGCCCTTGAGCACGGTGATGGTGCCGGGGTCGAGGCGTGAGGTCAGCACGGCGCTCATTTGGCCGCGACAGAGGGCAAGCGCCTTCTTCAGCCCCTCCTGGTCGATGGGGCCTTCTGGCGCGAAGCGGTCGGCCAGACGGAAGATCAGCTCGCTGTCCACCTCTGCGTAGCGCGGCAGCCTAAGGCGGCGGAACAGATAATCGGCGTTGTAGATGGTGCCGTTGTGAGTGCCGATGACGATCCCGGCCCGGATGGGATGGTTGTTGCGGTTGTTGAGCTCGTTGCCCCGGGTGCGCCAGCGGGTATGTCCCATGAGGATGGTGGTCTCGTTGTCGACCTGTCCGAGCAGCTCCTGGAACGGCTTCTCGTAGACCAGCTCGTGCGCCCGCATTGGCCGCTTGAAGATGCGGTGGCTGCCGTCTGTCTTGAGCCAGGCGAGACCGGAGGCGTGCGGGCCGCGCTCCTCGCTGTGCAGCAGCATGCGGATGAAGAGCTCGCACAGGTAATCCCGCTCGTCGGGCCTCCTGCGCTTGCGGCCGAAGATGATGCCTACTTGTCCGCACATGGAGCCGGGTCCTCCTTGCCGCCGAAGTTCTTGCCGAGCGGTCTCGTCCCCTCGAGGACGAAGGCCGCGTATTCGCGCCGGTGGTCAGCCAGCCACTCGGCCACCTCCGGGTAGCCCATCTCGGCGATCAGCCGGGTCACCTCCGGGTGATCGAGCATGTTGGTGCGCCCGGAGAGCCGCACCGTCTCCAGGGCTTCGAGGAAGCGTTCCGGCCAGGGATCGCTGGCCTTGTCGTCAGGCAGGAACTCGATCAGGCCGTGCCGCGCCAGACGGGTCAGAAACTCGGCGGCCGCAGCGGCGGCATCCTCCGGCAATGGCTGGGTCGGCCCGCCTTCGATGCCGGAGAGCACCTCGGTCATGTAATCCCGGGGCGCTCGGCTGGCGGTGAACGGCGTCTGGCCGCGCATCAGCTCGACCACCTCAAGGCAGTCAGCGGCCTGGATGGTTTCCCCGCTACCGGGGATCGGTTCGCCGTCCAACGTGGTGGAGCGGATCAGAATCTTCATGGGGCACCTCCTTAAACAGTGAGGCCGGGAACTTGCCCGGCCTCGTTGGTGAGAGTGGTGGTTGTTTCGTTCGGGAGGACGTCCTCCGGTTTGGGCCGTCCGTTCTTGAAGGCGGCGTCGCCCGGCATGTTGGCCATCAGATGCTTGCGGGCGGTCTTGAACTCGTCGCCGATCAGGCCGAGGTGGAGCAGGAAGACCCGGAAGTCGTACTTGGCGCTTTGTGGGTCGAAGTCCCGCTTGCGGCTGGAGGCGGCCCGGCCGTTGAGCGCCTTGGCGGCGACGGCGAGGCAGAATTGCAGGTAGGCCTTGATCCGCCCCGCGTGGAGGGTCGCCTCGAACCAGCGGAACTCCACCGTGCCCCGGTACCAGACGTTGTGCAGGTTGACCCCGTGGTAGCGGCTGTTGTCGTAGTGCTGGGGCTGGCGGTTGTGGTAGCCGTACCAGATGCGGTTGAGCTGGTCCTTGGTGCGGGGGCGATGCTGTTCGATGCGCTGGATCAGCTCGTCGCTGACCGGCCGGGTGTAGCGGTTGAGACGGTCGCGGCTGATGCCGAGGGCGTGGAGGATCAGCGGCTCCTGCTTGTAGATGATCTTGGCCAGGTTACCCAGGTGTCTGCCGTCGAAGGGCGCGGCGTCGATATGGATGTGAATGCCGCACTGGCTGTTGATCTTGCCTCCGGCGCGGCGGATGCCCCGGACCACCTCCTGCAGTTGCGGGATGTCGTCGTAGCCGAGCACCGGGCTGACCACCTCGGCCCGCAGATGAGCCGGGACGCTGGTCAGGGAGGCGTCCCCCACCACCTTCCAGACGCGGCCGCGCAGGTCCTCGACCTCCCAGGGGTCGTAGCTGCTGGGGATGCCGACATGGCGGACCGTGCCGCCTACCACCGAGTGGATGGCCCAGGCGATCTGCTCCCGGGTGCGTTTTACGGTCTCGATCTCGATCCCGTAGTGGATCTCTTTCAGGTTCATGCGTGCCTCCGTCGTTCGTGGCGCTTATAAGTCGTTGTCTGGAAAGGCTTTTCAGCCTCCGATTACACCATGAATGAATGCTTCTTTCCGGACACAAATCAAGTAGAAGAACAGCCGAAGACGACATTTAACACGTTTATTTTCAATAACTTGCGAGCTTGGACGGATTGGGCGGCGCACAGGCGGCAGAAACCCCGGAACGGGCTGGCCGTATCCGGGGTTTCTGGGTTGGCGGTGGCAGTGAGCCGGTCAGCCGGAGGCGGTATCGGAGGTGATCAGGCTGGCGTGCAGCTCGAGGTTGCGCGACTCATCGGCCCGCATCCGCGCCAGCAGCGCCGTGAAGGCCTCCGCTTCGTCGGTCGGGAGCTTTGATGCCCGTTCCAGCCGCGCCAGGCGCTGGTGCAGATTCTCCAGCAGTCCCAGGGCGTGGTCGCGGATCAGGCCGTCGCGCTTCTCCTGCGGCGTGGGGATGAACTCGGTCAGGCCGCCTTTGCGTCGAACGATCATGGCCGTGCCTCCTTAGCTCAGGGTCGCGCCCAGCGAATGGATGCGCGGGTAGATCAGCGGCGTGCCGGTCATCTCGGCCTTGTAACGGACCTTGTTCCCGGTGTTGTCGGTGAAGGTTCGCACCAGGGTGTACTCGGTCCAGTTCTCGTCGATGGGCCGGGTGTCCTGGATGGTCATCGCCTCCCAGGTCAGGCCGCCGTCGTTGCTGGCGAACCATTGCAGGGTGGTGCCGCTGGGAATTTGCATCTGCACATAGGCCTTGGTCGATTCCACTCCCTGGGTCAGCTCGTTCTCGCGGGTCAGGTAGGCCCCGGTGGTCTTGTTGAGGTAGCCCACCAGGTTGACGTCGCGGAAGTTGATGGCCGGGGTGTCGTTGGAGAGCGAACTGCTTAAGCGCACGCGGATCTGGACCCGGGTGGCGAGGTTGGGCAACCGTTCCTCCTCGGCGGGAACCATGGCGTCCCAGGTCACACCACCGTCGGTGGAGTATTCCCAGTCGAGGCCGGTGCCCTGGGGGATGGCCGAGTATTCGTCGAGGTTGATGTCGGAGAACTGCACGCCGGTGATCGGCTGGAAGCGGATCATCCCCTCGGACTGAAAGTTGTAGCCGTAGATCTTCATCGCCAGGTCGGAGCCGTTGAGCGGCGTCCAGGTTTCGGCGTTGGAGCTCTCCAGCAGCACACCCTCCATGTAGGTCTGCCGGGTGATAATGCCCCAGCGCCCCATCTTGCCGAGGGTGGCGGTGCGGACCTTGTAATTGGTGCTGTTGGTCAGTAGCACCACGGCATAGCTGGTGTTGGCCTCGGCGTAGAACGGGTCGTCGAAGCGAATGCGGGTCTCGCCGCTCAGGCTGATCTCGTTCGGGGCCAGTACCTTCTCGGCGAACACCACGCCGTTGGGCAGCCCGGTGGTGACGCCGCGAATCTGCACCGTGACCGGGATGCTCGGGTCTCTGGCGGTGAACTGCAGCCCGATGCTGGAGATCACCTGGTTCCTGGTGAAGCTGAAGGTCTGAGCCAGCGGGTCACGGGGCACGAAGATGGTCTGGGTGCGCCAGACCACCTGCACCACGGGCACGCGGATGATGCGGTTCTCGATGATGCGCTCGATACGGGTGATGACCAGCGGATCGTTGATCTGCAGGCTGGCCCGGGCCGAATAGACGCCGTCGGCCATCTCCACGATACGGTTGCCGTTGCGGGCGTTGGTCGGAATGGTGAAGGAGGCGCTGACCCGACCGGCCTCGTCGCTGATCAGGTTACTGGCCATCACCTGGCCGTCGCAGCGCAGCACGATGCCGGATTTGCTCGGGGTGAAGTTGATGCCGGTGACGGCGATGCCGGTCTGGCCGCGCCGCCCGAGGTTGGGCGTGATCTGCAGCATGGCCGGGGGCTTGTCGAACACCGCGTAGGGGTTGATGTTGCGCTCCTCGGACCAGTCGTTCTGCTCCACCAGCACGGTCTCGTTGCCAGGCAGCAGCGCCAGGCTGCCGAAGAAGCTCGCGTTGCTGCCCGCCTGATCGACCGAGAGCACGGTGGAGTGCGGAATGCGGTCCGGCGCGACGAAGCGGGCGATCTCGTTCACCCGGGCGTCCCATTCGGCGTGGTAGATGTCCGACTGGGCGGTGTTCGAGAAGTCGTCCGAGTAGATGCCTTTCTTGGTCTGGGCGTCCCGGTTCTGCAGCTCGTTGTTCATCTGGTACTGGGCATCGTTGTACTTCAGGTCCTCGACGTCCTGGATGATGTCGTGGATCTGGTCCATGGTGATGCGGGTCAGGCCGAAGTTGCGGATCTCCATGTCGGTGGAGTTGGGCGGGCAGTCGATGCTGCACAGCCCCAGGGCGTTTTCCGGCACGATGGGCAGCTTCGGGAAATCCGCCGGTGCCCCTTCGAGCCGCTTGATCTCGGTGGTGGTGGCGTAAACGATGTCACGGCGGCCGAGGTAATAGTCGTAGTCCAGGCTGCAGTTGGAACCGTTCACCGGCTGGTCGCCGAGGCTGCCGCGCCCGAAGTTGATCACGTTGAGGTTGCCCAGCTCGAGCTGGACCGGCGACATGGTGAGTCCGGCCGTGTTGGTGGCCGGAGGCGAAGCGGTGCCGATCTCCTCGACGCCGTCGTCAACGTAGGAGAGCGCCTCGCTGCCCAGCTCCATCAGGCGCTTGTAGTCGGTGCGTGCGCCGTTGGTGGCGGCCCGGTAGACGCGATAGCCGGTCGCGCCGCTGACCGGCAGCCAGGAGAGCTTGTTCATCTCCCCGGCGGTGGTGGCCCGGGCAATGACCGCAGCGGCGTTGAAGGCCGTCTCGCCGGTGGCGTTGTAGGCGGTCACCACATAGAAGTAGTTTCCGGCTGCCGGATGGTTGGCCTGTCCGAACCAGCCGCTGTCCACGTAGTCGGTGCCCTTGACCATCTGTTTGGTGTAGGTCCAGCGCACCGTGTAGGTGGTGCCGATGGCCGGTTCGTTGCCGGAACCGAGCCAGTCGACATGGTTGCCCGACTGCTGCCAGTCCACGCCCTCCTGGAAGATGGTCGCTCCCTGGCTGACCTCGAGGATGTCCACCACCGGATTGGGATCGAGCAGGTCTTCACCGCCGCCCACCGAGCCGCGTGTGACGTTGCGGGTGATCTCGACGATGGCCTCCACCTGGGTCGTCTCCTTGAGCGGTGTAGAGTTGACCGGATAGCGGCGCTTGTTGATGTCGAAGGTCTTCTGCTCGCCGCGCACCGACTTGGTGGCGATGGATTTGGGCACCAGGGTCGAGGTGGGCAGATCGCGCTGATGCCGGAAGCCCTGGATATAGGCGCGTCCGGCGTTGGTGATCGCCTCCACGCTGTCGTCGTCGACGCCCCCGATAAAGGTGTCGAAACCCCGCACCAGATAGCTTCCGGCCTGGTCGAAGGTGCGCTCGGCCAGGTTCTGAATCAGGGAATTGAGCCCCTCGGCGGCGGCGAAGGAGAGCTGGTCCTCGGTGATCGAGGAGACGGTGATCCGGCTGCCCGGCAGCGTACCCAGCAGATCCCGCAGGTAGAGGTTGGACTTCTCCTGCACCGTGGGCGTGACGTCTCCGCTCTCGCGGTCGAACTTGTAGATCGGGATCACCCGGCGCTCGGCCACGTTGTTGGGCAGCGTCTGGCCGCTGGTGTCCGTCGCCTTGAGGGAGAGAACCCATTTTTCCCGTTCGGCGGTGGGCTCGCCGGTGGCCGGATTGATCAGGGCCGGGTCCTGGGTGTAGCCGTAGCTGTACTTCAGCAGCTCCACATAAACGTAATCGGCTCCGCTGGTGGTGGCCGGGTCATAGGTCAGGGTCGCGCCGCTCACCTGTTCCAGATGGCCGTCGATGTAGACCACGCCCGGGGCCAGGGTCAGGACGTTGGCGGCCGCGCTGACCTCCAGACCCATGATGATGGAGCCTTCCTTGAACAGGATGTCGGCGATCTTGCGCCGCTCCAGATTGATGATGTCCTGCTGCTCGTTGAGTTCGGAATCCAGCAGGTCGCGATCCTGATGGTAGCGGATGCGCTTGTAGTTCTTGGTCGGGTCGAATGTCTCGCGTGAGATGCTCATGTTTGAATCCTCCAGTTAGATCTTGATGATCCCGACCAGCTCCACGCGGGTGTCGGAAATCTTGTTGAAGTCGGGAATGTTCTTCACCTCGTACAGGTAGCCCGGGCGCAGCACCTCGCCGGTCGGGTTGGTGTCCTGATGGAACACGCCGCCCATGGCGAGATCCTCGGTGACGCTTTGCACGTACTGCACGTCGCCGCCGAAGAAGCCGTATTCGCGGATAGTGATGCCGTTGGCCTCGGCCTCGTCGAAGCGGAAGAAAACGCCGATGGTGTTGGTCTCCTCGCCGGTTTCCAGGTAGCGCACGCCGTTGACCAGCAGCGCCCCTTCGGCGTCCTCCTTGAGAAAGGTCCGCTTGTAGTAGCGCTTGCGGGCGCGTTCGTTTCTGAGCCCGGTCTGGCCGATATCCGGCGCGGGCGGATTCTGCGGGTCGGTAAAGCTGGCATCCCCGTCGCCGATGGCGCAGTGGGTGATGCCGTCCACGGCCTGGCCGAGGAGGAGTTTGGCCGTCAGTATCCGGCCGGTTTTGACGATGAGTCCCAGTGCCATTGCTGTTCTCCTTTAAGTCTGAATTTCGTGGTCTTGATCGATGAGCACCGCGAACAGGATCTGGCGCGTGTCGGCCAGCAGCCCGGCCGGGATCGCGATGCGCTGAACGGTGTCGGATCGGCTGATGCGTGTACCGGATGTCCGGACGCTGGTATCGATGCTCCGCAGCCAGGGGCGCGTCACCCGCACCGCCGCGTCGGCATCGACGCCCAGTCGACCATGGACGACGAGCCACAGGTCGGCGCTCCGGTTCAGGCGGTTGTTCACGCGAAGCGCGAGGTCGGATCGACGTTCGAGCCGATGGGCGACCCGCACCGCGCTGTCGGCCCGGACCATCACCGTGCGCCTGGCCGGTGCCCCGGAAAACAGCTCGAAGAGCGCTCCGGGTTGCGCCGCGCCGATGGCGAGCAGTTCTGGCCGCCGGATACCTCGGCGGGTGGTGATGGATGCCAGTTGTCCCTTATGCACGGCCACGGCGAATCCTCCCGCTGAGCTTGAGCGCCCGGCCACGGTTCATGGACAGGAGCGTTTCCGGGCGACGCTGGCCGGTGATCGTGGTGACGGTTTTGAGCTTTCCGTTTTGAGTTGCCATGGCGTTACTCCTTCACCGCGCACCAGCCGCCGGTGGTCAGGTTGAACACGCGGTAGCTGTCCGTTCCGATTTGAATGGTGTCTTCCGAGGCGACATTGCCGCCGCCCACGGCGAAGATTTCGATGAGTTCGCCGCGCAGTTCCTGGTAGGCGGCGGAGCCGGACATCGAGGCGAGCCAGGGAAAGAGGATGGTGGTGCCATAGCGCATCTCCGGATCGGTTTCGCCCTGGAGCCCGCCATTTGCCGCGCCGCAGCGGCCCTGCTGCCCGGACGCCGAGGTCCAGCCGTCGAATTTGTTCACGGCGTAGAAGGTGCCCGGCGCGTTGTAGTAGCTGTTGACGACCGGCTGCGGGTCCTCGCCGATCTTGGCTCCCGAGGCGTAATCCCGAACGAGGGTCTCGACGGTGATGGTGTTCGGCGTGGCAGCGGTGTCGATGGCGCTCACCCGCACGCGTTCGATGCCCGCGTCGTCCTTGATCACATAGTCCTGTCCGGGCGTGACCACGGTGGCGTCGTTGACCTGAATCACCACGCCGCTTCCGGCAGTGACCGCTGCCTGCGTGAGCGCGACGGCCCCGGACCAGAACCGTTTCAGCAATCCGCTGTAATGGCCGTAGTAAGTGGAGACGAGCTTGGTCACCACGAAGACGTGATCCAGGTCGGCGAACAGCCAGAAGATGAAGTCGGCGCTGTCCTCCACCCGCAGGTAGGTGTAACTGGTGTGCGAAGCCTCGTTGACGCCGGTGTGGGTGGCCGCGTCCCAATACTGGAATGCAGCGACGTGAATCCGCCCGGAGGTGGTGCTGATACGGAACTGCAGATAGACGTCCTCGGCCCCGGATTCCCCGTGGGACTTGAAGACGAAATACGGCTGCGGGTCGGCCGACTGGTCGTCGTGCAGGGTCCATCCGGTGGTGGTCACCAGAAAGGTCCGCAGTTGATTGAGCAGGTCGAGCCGACCGTGGGCGAGTCCTTGAATGCTGTGGTATGCCATGGCGGCCTCCTTAGAGAATCGGGTTTTCCGTGCCGGTCAGGCGCAGTTTGATGTCGAGTTTGTTTTGCACCGGGGTGCCCGGGAGCACGGTGCAGCGCCGCCAGAAAGAGAGCGTCTGCTGGAAGGTCTTATCGTTGAGGTTGAGCGGTGCCCCCTGGGTGGCGGTGTCGAGTTCGGCCTGGGTCAGGGCCAGTCGGTACCAGACCGATTCGTCGGTGCCGGTTTCGTCGATGGGATCGAGCACCAGCCCAGTGTAGTCGTAGCCGGAATAGACGGTCGTCCCTGCGTCGTGCGCGGCCGCAGCGGTGTTGGCCACGCCCCGCTGCACGGTGAGATTGGCGGTGCCGCCGCCGCTTTCGACGAGCATCTGCTCGCCGTCGATGATGATGAGTTCGCCGTCGGAAAAGCGCGGTTCGGCCAGGGCGATGGCGGTCTGCGCCGCGTCGATGGCCGAGGCGAGGCTCGTCTGCTCGTTGGCGACGTAGAGTTGCCGATCCTTGATATCGCCGTCGGTGCCGTTGTAGCTCTCGGCCTCGGGGTGGCTGAAATCCCCCTCAGAAATCTGCTGGGTCAGCGCTTCGTCAAGATAGAGGTGAATCGCCATGGGTTCTCCTTCAGATGGGCCACTGGGTGGCGCGATAGTTGTTGGTGGCGGACTCGAACCCGGCCTGCGTCGGCGCGTGCAGATCCTGCTGACGGAACAGCCAGCGGAAGGAAGGACGCGACCAGCGGAATCCGGCCTGGTTGAGGCGCATGCGGCTGACGCGCATGGGTCGGGTCCGATCCACGGAAAGGCGCAGGCCGGTGGTGTTGAGCGGGCTCGCGCCCAGCTTCATGGTCTCGACCCGATGGCGCTGGAGAGAGCCCGTGTCCACATAGACTTCAAGCGAGGCCCGTTCGCCGGTCAGATTCGCATTGCTCAGATACCGGGTGTTCAGGGTGTTCGCGTTGAGCCGGAACACAGGCCCTCTCCGCCGCCATCGGTCGATCCGGTCCACGGCCAGGGTGACGTCCGCGTCGCAGCCAGCGGTGGAGGCGAGCAG